TAATATTATCATTTGAACTAATTAAAACACGTTATGTAAGTTGGAATTATCTTTTCTTAACAGGATAACTTAAATTCATAATTCTTAAATCTCGTATAGAATTTTCTGATTCTTCAGATTTATTTTTAAAAACCCTTGATATTGCAATATTATCACCTAGTAAAAGTCTAGATTGATTTGGATTTGTATCGAGAGTTCTCACTTGTAATGGAAAATCATTATAATCAGCAAATACAATATTTTTGACAATTAAATTATCAATTATTCCATATTCAGAATTTACACTAGTTAATGATTTAAAGTCATTAAAATTTAATGAGAATGTACACGTCATTTTATTTGTATCTCTGGAATTACATATATTTTGTACTACACCACTGTTAATAACAGATATTGACCAGTCTACGTCTTTATCTCTTAGAGATTCACTTAAATTAACAGTATATTCACCTTCATCTATATTAAAATATGTAAAATATTCATATTTATCACCTTTAATGGTAAATTTTTCAACTAACTCACCAGTACTCTTTAAATATATATATAAAAAATCGTTGTCTGACCATACATGACTTTTAAAATTTAAATCATGTAAATGTATATATAACGTAATTTTTGCACTCATTATATAATATTAAAATAAAATAAATAATTAAAAAATTTAAAATATTGTTAAGTAACAATTATATTATAAATGATTTAATCCTAAATATGTAAATGAACACTACATAATTCATTACTTTTGATTTTACGCATACATTGTTTTCCTTTATTTTTTCCGGTTTTTAGTATGTGTATACATCCTTTGGTATTATTTTGTTTATCTATAATTTTTTGGTGTTGGTTACAATAACCAAAGTTACAGTCTTTATTACAAGCATTACCTTTATTTTTTCCGGATTTAAATACATATTTACATTTAGATAAAAACATACTATATTTTATTGGAGCATTAACTCCTCTACATTTTTCAACTCCATCCATTTGAATGTAAGGTAATAAATTATCAAATATTGTTCTACAATAAGGACATTTCATTTGATGAATACGTAAATGTACAACGTCAAGAGTTCTATTGTTTCTTTTTTTTTGATTCAAGACTTCTTTATATAAAGGCATATAATTAAATTTATGACTACATGGCAATTCTATATAGTTAGTTGTCAATTCAGTATTTGTTATTAAACATTTATTGTCTTCTGAATTATTTTCAATATTTTTTTTTTCATCTACAGAATTTAATTCTTGGAAAAAGTCGTTTTTCCATTCTAAAATATTTTTCATATTATTAATTATTTAATAATATAAAAACTCTTTATATAGTTTAATGACTGATATTTGGGGACCATCCACATGGAAACTTATACATAATTTAGCAGATAAAGTCCGTGAAGATAAATTTAGTATCATTATACCTCATTTATGGGATAAGATTATTTTTATTTGCAATAATTTACCATGTCAATACTGTAGTAAGCATGCTTCTAACCTTTTAAAGAAAGTAAATGTAAATACAATATTTAATAAACAAATTTTAATTGAATTATTGTATAGATTTCATAACTTAATAAATAAAAAATTAAATAAGAGTATCTTTAGTATAGAAATATTAGATAATTACAAAAATACAAAGTTGATAGAAACTATATATTATTTTATGAATTCATGGAAGTTAACATCAAATAAGTTAACGATCCATGAATATGAAAATAAAGTTAAAATACAAAATACAATTACAAATTTAAAAAAATGGTTTAGAAACAATAAACAATTATTTATAGATTTTGAATAAGTTCTCCATTTTTATAAACAGCACATTTAAATCTTTGTCCACTGGGTTTGCTACATTTTTCAGCAGAACTATCTGATTCATAAAAGTATGTAAAACGTTCTTTATCAATTTTATTCCAGAAATAGAAAAAACCAATACCAGAACCGATTCCAATTGCAAGTCCACCTAATAATTCAACAGCAGAATTACATTTTGAATTCATTCTGGTAAAAATAGTACCAATAATTGTAATAATAAAAAATAATAACAATGATGGTTTACGATTATCATAAACAAATGTAGGATACATCATAAAACTAGCAACATGACATATAAAAAGTAAATTTAGGTCGACAATACTTCTTTTTTGATTTCTTTTTACAAGACTACATTGAGAAGGTTGAACACTGTCATCATCTGATGTACTAGGAATAAAGGAAAAAATGCCTACGGTTATCATTGCACCAACCAAATTTGAAAAAAATAATATATCGCCATTCATTAATGATGAAAATAAAACGATACAACCAATTATAGTTGAAGTTAATAAATTATACATATTTATAAAATTACCTAAATCTGGATTCATAATATGTATTATGAAGATATTATATTTTATTAAATATTTTGTGAAATATATCTAATAAAATTATTCAATAGCAAATTTTAATGCTTCTTCAATTGTAGAAATAGGAAAAAATGATATATCATTTACAATATCTTTATGTCCATGTTTTTCCATAAATTTTTCAAAATCTTGTTTATTATCTTCAGGAAATAAAAATGTTTTAACTCCTGCTTCAATACCTCCAAGGATTTTTAAGTCCAGTCCTCCGATTTCAGTTACTTTGCCTTGCAAGTTGATTTCTCCTGTTATTGCCAGATTATGTATAATTTTTCTATTATTTAATAGACTATATATAACAGTTGTAATAGCCGTACCTGCTGAAGGACCATCTTTTGGTGTAGCACCTTCAGGGCAATGAATGTGTATACATTGCGTTTTTGTATCTTCAAATTGTTTTAATAGTTTTTTTTGTATATCAATTGGTGTTAATTTCCATGCTAAAGATTTAGCTACACTCATACTTTCCTTCATAACATCACCTTGCTGTCCAGTAAGTTTTAATTCTAAGGGATTAGAACCTAATATTAATTGACTTTCAATTGGAATTATACCTCCACGTCCTAGCGCATTAGCCCATAATCCATTAATTATACCAATAGAATTATCAGAATGAATTTTCTTTTGTCTTATTGAATGACGTTCTTTTAGATATTTATTTTTTACTAGGTCTTTTGTAACTAAAATAGGTAGTTTAATAGTATTATTATAATTTAATAATTCTAAATTAATCTCTCCAACAATCTCAAATAAAAGTTCTTTTACTTTACGAACACCTGCTTCACATGTATATTTCTCAATAATGTATGTTAATACATCTTTTGTAAATTTTATTGTATCTTGTTGACCCATTTTTTCATAAATTTCAGGAAGCATATGTTTTTCACATATTACTAATTTTTCGTCTAAAGTTAGAGAATCAAATTTTATTCTATGAATTCTATCTAATAAAATTCTATCCATTGCTTCAACATCATTATATGAAAAGACAAATAGTGCTTTTGATAAATCAAGTTCAACACCAGAAAAATATTTATCTTGAAATACATCATTTTGTGAAGGGTCAATTAAATGTGTTAAAATACCAATAATTTCCCGCCCAGCTTCAGTGCGACTTACTTTATCTACTTCATCAATAAAAATAATAGGATTCATACATTTTGTTTCCATTAATACATCAACTATTTTTCCCCACATAGAGCCTACATATGTATAATTATGACCATCTAATGTAGAGCCATTACTTGAACCACCAATAGCAATAAAGGAGAATGGCCTTGAACCTTCAACATCTTTTAAACAATTAGCAAGACCTTTTTTTGCAAGACTTGTTTTTCCAACACCAGGTGGTCCTTCAAATCCGAAACAATATCCACTTTGTTCACCATTTATCCACTGTCCAACAATTCTTTCAATTTGTTTTTTAGCTTTATCATGTCCATGAACAGACTCATCTAAAATATTTTTAACATCTTTAATATAACTACTAATTAATTTATAATTGTTTTTGATTTCTATAACCTCGCTTGGAAATTCTAATTTATTACTTTTAAATTTTGATTGTATTTTTAAAACATCATCATATAATTCTTTAACAATATTTTCCGTTTCAGTCAACAATACAGTATATAAGGAATCAATCATATTTTTTTTTGTCATATTAGATGTATAATCAATAAATAAATAATCTTGATTTGTATTTTTTAGTTTTTCATTTACATAATTCAAAATAATAACTACATCATTTTTTTGTAGTTTCTTTATTGAACTTATTACCAAATCTATATTGTTATAATTTAAATTTGTATTTTCTTTTATTATAAAATCTTCTATTTGATTTACATATTTTGAAATTTCTGTATTTGTAAATTCATTTTTTTGAGGTATAAATGAAAATTGATTACATATTTTTTTAAATAATAGTGAGTTATTTTCCATACTAGATAGTATTGGTTCACGTTTGTATATACCAAATGGAATTTTTAATATACCGTCAATATATTGACGTGCTTTTGAACCTGAATCCTCTGATTTAGCTTTTAGTTCTTTTAATTTAGTCATTGCTTTTTCTTTTACATTTTCACTTGTTCGCATTAAACAAATCCTTTGCTCGAGAGGTAAATTATTTTCTAGGTCATAATTTATTAAACTATTTGTATATTCAATTGTTTGTTTCATTGCATTTTTAAATTTTAGTTTAATATTCCATGGAAGACTATCAAATAATAAATCTTGTTCAGGTGTGTTACTATTACTTTTTTCATCTAAAGACAATATATCAAAAAGTATATATGCAATAAATTGTATTTCAAAATTATTGGAGTGAATAAGTAATTGTAATATAAGATTGCGTTGTTCGAATAAAGAAGAATGAATAAATTCTCTCGTAGTTTTCGAAATAGCTTGCTTTTTAATCATTTTAATATTTGTAGTATAACCTATAAAAAGATCGTATAAGCAATGACAGCTATTTACTAATAAATCTTTTAAAGAGAGAGATTTTTTAAAAGTATCAAATACTTCAGTTTTAAAAATTGGGTCATCAGGTAACAATTTATCAAGTAGTTCATATTTATCATCAATAAAATCACTATTTAAGTATTCAAGTGGTATATTATCAACGATTCCAGTTAAAATCATAGTTTGCTTGGTCTTTTCATTTTGAAATATAATTTTTACTCCGTACAATTGTAATAATAAAGAATTAGTTGAAAGCTTTGTAATGTTTTGAATATCAAGTGTTTCACACGTTTCTGCAATATAAATATCTTGCAATACACCTGATTTTGTATTATTTTTTTTTTCATTATTGTTTCTATTTTGTAGATTCCATGAAATAATTTTATATTTTAAAGGAGTAATATATTTTTGTATTATCATATATTTATCTATGAAATCATGATTATCTTCGTTTTGTTTTAATAAATTTGATAAATAATTTTCACCGAAGCTTATAAATAAAACATCATCTATTTTTTCAGTACCATATTGTTTTAAAATAATAGATAATGAATTGTTAATTTCTTGTAATTTAGTCAATAAGTCATCATTTATATCTTCATTAGCATTTATTTCATCCAAAAGTTCTTTTATATTAGAGTTTATATTATTTAATTCTTCTATACATGAATTAACATCAGATTGTTGTATTATTTTTAAATCTTTCTGTTTCTGAAGAGATAAATAAGTTTTATTAACAAACTCTTGGTAATTTAAGACCTTACTTAATATAAACTTTCTCACAAACAACGGATTATTGTCAAATAATCCTCCTACATCATCTCCACTAAAATAAATATTATCATCCATAATATATTAATATATATTATAAATGAGTTATAAAACTAATTTAAATTACGCAATATTTGTATTATTTTTTTTAATATTATATGGAATTAATATTTATGCATTTAAAAATGGATATCCTACGTGTGAGAATTATGTAACAAATACATATTTATATTTAGCATTAAGTATATGTTATATTTATTTTAATGTTAATAATTTTAAACAATATAAATATTTAGGTATTCCGGCATTTATATTTGGTATAGCATTATTACTATACATGTCTTTTTATTTTCCAAAAACAAAAGAGGGTATTTTTGTCAATCATTTAATTTGGTTTTCATTTTTATCATGTTTATCATTTATGATAATACCTGTAGTTTCTTTCAGTAATCAAGATAAAATAAACATGGCATTATTTTTTACATTTACTATTTTTATATTAATGTCATCATTCGTTTATCTTTTTCCTAAATTTTTTCAAAAAACGTTTTATTTTGTATTTCCAGGATTATTAATCGCATTGTTGATGATAATATTGATTGAATTATATTTTCTGTTTATTAGACAAGATTATCCGGATGAAATATTTAAATTTATTTCTTATGCTGTTATTGTATTATTTTCATTATATATATCTTATGATACACAATTAATGTTTTTAGAGGCAAAGCAATGTAGAAAATACGCAAATTATCCCAAGTCTAGTATTAAATTTATATTAGATGTTGTAAATATATTTGTAAGGACATTATCAATACAACAAAGATAAGTTAATAGCTAAATCAATATAAATATAATTTGAAAATATAAATAATGGGAATTCCAAGTTATTTTTCACATATAATAAAAGAGCATAGAAAAATTGTTCAAACATTGCAAACACTGCAATGTGTGGATAATCTATACTTAGATAGCAACTCAATTATTTATGATATTATACACAGTTATGAAAAAATACCACAAAATATGAATAGTATTTATAATGATATTTGTAAAAAAATAGATAAATATATTGAAACATGCAATGTTCAAAAACACATAATTATTGCATTCGATGGTGTAGCGCCTGTTGCAAAGTTGGAACAACAGAGAACAAGACGCTTTAAAAGTGTTTTACTATCAAAATTAAACGAAGAAATCAAAGAAACAAAATCAAAAAAAGAATTTGATACAACCTGTATAACACCAGGTACTGAATTTATGACAAATATGTGTAAATATATAAAAAATTATTATAAAAGTAAAAAAAATATTAAATTATCATTGAGTGATGAGCCAGGTGAAGGTGAACATAAAATATTTGAATATATACGAAATAATAAAATACATCATATGTCATCAAATACATTAGTATATGGATTGGATGCTGATTTAATTATGTTATGTTTGAATCATTTGGATTTTTGTCCAAATATTTATTTATATAGGGAAACACCTGAATTTATAAAACACTTAGATGATACATTAGAACCAAATAAAGACTATTTATTAAATATAAAATTGTTAGCAGATAAATTAATTTTAAAATTAACAAATAAAGAAGATTTTAATATGAATGTAATACAAGATTATATTGTATTATGTTTTTTTCTAGGAAATGATTTTATGCCGCATTTTCCTACATTAAATATAAGAAGAAATGGTATAGATGTTTTAATGGAATCTTATAATAAGTGTAAAACGGATGATATTGATTTTTGTCTTACTTTTGGAAAAGAATTAGTATGGAAAAATATTAAATATTTATTAGAATTAATAAGTAAGGAGGAAAATTCATTATTAATTAATGAAACTAAGTATCGAGATAAAATGCAAAAACGGCATTTTCCAATCAATACACCTGAAGAAAAAGAACATAAATTATTAAATATGCCTATTATTGATAGAATAAAAGAAACATATATAAATCCAGAAGAAAAAGGGTGGGAAGATAGATATTATGATATATGTTTACACATGAAAAGAGATAATATAAGATTAAATCAATTATGTACAAATTATATGGAAGCATTAGAATGGACATATAAATATTATCGATATGGATGTCAAGATTGGGAATGGAAGTATGATTACAATTATCCACCGTTACTATGTGATTTAATTAAATTTATACCTTATTTTGAAACTATATTCATAAAGAAAAAAGAAAAAAATCCTATACATCATTATATGCAATTAAGTTATGTATTACCACCGACTTCACATAATTTATTACCAAGTGAGATTGTAAAAAAAATACAACATATACAAGAGTGTTTCCCTGAAGATATAACATTAGAATATACATATTGTCGGTATTTATGGGAAGCACATTTAAATATACCCGATATTAGTTTAAATAAGTTGAAAGAAATTATTATTTAGATTTTAATACAACTATTGTCTGTTTCTTCCGTTTTAATAAAATTCTTATATTGAGATAGTTCTAATTTATAATTAGGGTCTACGTATATGGCATGAAATTGTTTAAGCCAATCTTTTTCTTGAAAATCATCATTGGTAATTTTTGTTAATTCCAAATAATATTTAGCAGTTGACCAAGGCCATTGACTATATTGTTTTTCGGGAGCAGCATGTGCCCATGAATCTAAAATATGTGTAGATAAATTATGTTTTAATATTTGAAATCTTTCTTCCTCATTTTCAGGAATTAGGTCAATCATATCTCTAATAACAACGTATGCGTTTCTCATTTTGAATTTGTAATATTTAAAATAAGAAATTTAAATTTCAATTTTTTTTAAATAACTTCTCATGGAATTCCCAGGATTTCAGTGGAAATATTAAATTATTGTAAACGACAACAATATAATATTTATATAAACTCTTAGTAAAAAATATGATTCTTAGATATTACGATAAAGGTCAAATACATTTTGAATAGTTTTACTTTTTGTTGTTTTATTAAATTTCTTTTTTGATTTTTTATTTTTAATATTTTTTTTAGTTTTATGAAATCGTTTTTTACTATTTAACTTACTTTTAGAACGAGCTGGACTGTATTTTAAAAACCATCTTTCGAATTCAGGATCATTACGATTTAATTCATTATATTTTTCATTCTTTTCTGCTCTTATAGAAGCCAATGTGGGTTGTGTACCTTCACAATCAAGACTAAAGCGTTTTAACAAGCCTTTCTGTTTTAAACGATTATGTTGTTGTACTTCATATAAAAAATTAGACATACACAAAATACGGTCTGGATCAAAATATGGCCTATCAGCATATCTAAATGCTAAATACATGCTTAACATAGTATCAATTGTTGCAACTTTTATTTTTTTTTTATTAATAGATAATTTATTGTAACTATGACAACCAATTGTTTGATATATGAATAAAACGGTATCTTTTCCAATAATAATTTCATAATGCTTTGGAATTATTTCTCCAATTTTTTTATGTAATATAGCTTTCACAAAATCATAATTTTTTAATTTTTTTAAAACAAAATCCTTAGTTTTTTCAATATCTGTACTTAATACATCAAAATCTGGTGTTTTAGAAAATAGTTTTCTAACGTCTGATGGCATATATTTTGAATACAAGTAACTTGCATACCCGCCAAAAAATACTACTCCATTTTCAATTAAAGCATCTTTTAATAATTCAAATATTGGCTCATCTTTTAATTTCTTATTATGTAATGATCGTTGAAAGTCACTGTAAACACACACTTTTTCTTCAACTGGATAATATGTATTTAACAACGTAATACGTCTTAATATTTTCTCCCATCGACTAGTATCACCTGCTGGTCTAGATAACTCTAAATATAATGACATACGTAAAAAATTAACAGGAGCATAATAAATTTTATCGACAATTTTGGAATCTTTTTTAATATTTTTGTAAATTTGAGGATGTAAATAAGTTATATCAGCAATAGGAATAAAATTTACAAATACTTTATATGTACCGTAATGAACACCAGACTTAGCTTCCACCTCATTATATCCATTCTTAACATATAAATCTACTAATTCTTTTGCATGACGAATAGGATACATAGAAAAGAAATCATAATCTGGTATTTCAAGTGTGTAATCATAAAATTGTTTATCTTTTGGTAAAATATTATTAATTGCTGTTCCACCATAACAAATTAATTGTCTAGATTTTAAAAAATTTTCAACAATAGAAACAATTTTTTTAACTTCTGGTGTGTCAACTTTTTGTTTATTGACAATTTTTTGTGCATTATCAACTGCATGTCTTAATATTGCTAATTCACAATCTTGAAAATTTAAATTTTTATCACATACAACTGTCATATATATAGTTAATAAAAAAATTACATATTGAATGAATAGTAATCTGCTTCTACTGGGCGAGTTGCGTAACTTAATTTTGGGTCTTGTGGTTGTGGTGCTTCCATGAGTTTTTGAATGAATCTTAATTTCTCTGGTTTTAATACAAATGCTTTTCCTTTCTCATTAAAAAAATTATTATAAAATGTTAAATTATCGTCATTATTTTGCATACACATACATACTAATTGACATCCATATGACATATGTAGTGGTGCTTTTACATTGTTAGCATCAGGTGATAAATCAGGCATTGTTAAAGTCATATTTTTTCTGTTAAACTCTGTTAATTCTTGAAAATCCGGATTATAGGTTACATTATAATCTCTTAATCCTCTCATAAAAACGGAGTTACTTGCAATATTTACATATTCATCAAATTTAGTATTTTCATAATCAGGATTGGTTTTATCTACAATAACGATTACTTTACCAGTAAGAAGTAAAAGAGGAACTCGTCCTAAATTACGACCATTAAACTCATAACTAAATTTAGGACCTAATATTCTATAATTATCTATATTTGTTCTAATTGCATCAGCCATTTTATCATATATTCCTTTATTGTTTGTTTTAATTCTGAAATGTAATATAATTGGATCATTTGAATTAGGAGCTCCTGATGAAAATGCATTTGAATTTATAATATTTAATGCGTCTCCCAAGTCGATTGAATTATATGTACCTTTCATAGTATAGTCGGTTTTATTTGATACAGAAATTATTGGTTTATCATCTACTGAATAAATTTCAAAATCAAGACATCTACATCCTTGCATTAAACAAATTTTAAGTGCATCAGTAGATACATATGAATTTTTGAATTTATAAACAGCACAACAATTATATGCACTCTTAATATAGTAATCTCGTAATAAATATTTACAATCAGCTTCCTGTTTACTAATAGAACGTAATGGAGCAGGAGAAGAATATGTATTATTCATTGCATCTTCATTTTTACTTTTTTCTTTACTTTTCTTTCGAATATATACTAATAGTAAAACAATTAGAATTGCGGTTAATAAATAAATTATATATGTGGTAGTTGGAGAACATGAATTATTACCTGCTCCACCTAAATTAATTTGATTCAAAGTTATTATATTTTTATTTTTAGTAGCCATAATATATATTTATATATTTTTAATTATTTTATAAACATTTAATGTAAAAAAAGATAATTCTATTTCATCTTCATGTACTTCATTAAATATAATGATACTATTAATAATACATTCTGTTATATCATATTTTAATTCTTCATTAATTACATCAGTAAGTTTAATATATTCAAAAAATATATCTAAAATATCAATAACACTATAACCATTATCGTAATAATAATTTAATATATGTATGGCGTCTTTTATATTATCGTTTTTTAAATGTGTTAAAAAATTATTAAATTCTGTAAATTTTATATTCGAACATATTGTTTTCACATAATCTAAATTAATATTGTTTTTCTTGTTATTTAATATTTTAATTTTATCAAGATAGTTCAATATAACACGAATAGAATTATTAGAAATTTTTATTAGAAAATCAATAGCATCATCATGTATATCCATTTTTTCTTTTTTTATAATAGTCTTCATTATAGATTTTAGACTGTTGTAATCAAAATTATTAATTTTTATCATATATTGTTTTGATTGAATACTTTCTATCACTTTATTCACATTACTACATGACATTAAAAAAAATACATTTGTACTATACTTATCTATAAAATTTCTTAAAATTTGTTGATTTTGAATTGGAATATAGTCTATATCATCTAATATAATAAATTTTTTTTTATCCGGTATAGAAGAATATGTTTGACAGAAAGTTCTTATATCTTGTCTTAATTGTGATATACCTTGGTCATAAAGTGAATTAATAAATAATATATTATCTTTATAATTTTCATAATTTTCATAATATTTTTTTATAATTAATTCTATTAGTGATGTTTTTCCTGTTGACATACCTCCGACAAAAATTAAATTCAAGTTTTCTATTGTAATAAATGAATTTAATATGTCAACAAAATTATCTTTAATGAGAAAATCTTCAATTTGAATAGGTTTATATTTTTGAGAAATAAATTTCATTATTAATATTCGTAAATAATTATTTAAGTGTTTCTAATAATAAAATAAAATGGATAATTTATATGAAATTTTAGGAATAGATTCAAATGCATCAATAGAAGAGATTAAAAAAGCATATAGAAAACAATCTTTATTAAATCATCCAGATAGAACTGGAGGTTCATCTGAACAAATTAAAAAAATCAATGAAGCATACGAAATTTTAGGTGATCCTCAAAAAAGGAGAATTTATGATATGGAAAGTTCAAATCCATTTTTAAATATGTCTGGTAATAATATTAATCCGATGGATATTTTTTCAAAATTATTTAATCCTGGAAATTTAAATAGTGAAAATCAATCTGATATTTTTAATAAATCAGGAGTTGATCCTATGTTTCCATTTGGTGGTATGGGTGGCATTGGAGGACCCAAGATACATATTTTTAGAGCAGGAGGAAATAATATGCCTTTTCCTGATTTTGAAAATATGAATTCTGTTGATGAACCTGAGGAAATTGAAATAACAGTAAAATTGTCATTATATGAAGCTTATAATGGTTGTAATAAGCCAATAGAAGTAAATAGATATATTGTAAGAAATAATAAAAAATCTTATGAAAAAGAAACGATTTATGTTAATTTTTATAAAGGAATTGATAACAATGAATGTATTATTTTATCACAAAAAGGAAATATAATCAATGGAGAAGTAGGAAATATCAAAGTAAAAATACAACTTGATTTTAAAGATAATTTTTCACGTAAAGGGTTAGACTTAATTTATAATAAGTATTTAACGTTAGAAGAAGCATTTTGTGGATTTTCATTTATGTTAGACCATATAAACGGAAAATCTTATAAAATTAATCATAATGGAGAATATATTATTCAACCCAACTATACAAAAGAAATACCTAATATGGGATTTCAACGTGAAGATAATTTTGGAAAGTTAATAATTATATTTCACATTATTTTTCCTGAGAATATTTCACTTGAAAAAAGAAAAAAAATAAGTGAAATCTTAAATGGTGAAGATACATTAGAAGAAGAGATTTCTAATGTATAAAGAAAATATATAATAATATTTTAATAAGTTATTATATGTTTAAGAATAATAATATAAAAAAACTATTAAATAAAGAAAATAAAGTTCCTGAACGTATAAAAAAATTTGTTAAAGAAGGAAAAATAAAGAAAATTAAAGAACAAGAGGAAGAAAAAAAAAAAGCAATTGAAAATGAAAAAAAAAGACAAGAAGAAGAAAAAATAAGACAAGAAGAAGAGAAAATAAGAGAAGAAGAAGAAATTATAAAATCAAAAATTTTGATACAAGAAAATGAGAATATAAAAATTATAATAAAAGAAAAAAAAAATATAATATTGAAAAATATACATTTAGAATTAGAAAATATAAATATTAAAAATGAAAAAATAGATGATATACATAGATTATTAGAGATAAATTAAAATATATTATTATTATATGTATCATATTCTACTAGGAATTTCTGCATTAAAGTCAATGGAACCATTTTTTAGGAAAGATGTGTTGCAAACATTGAATAATGAAGAATTTTTATTTTTAAACACACTTATGATATCAATATTAATTATAGCATATACAATTTATATGTATTTTACAAAAAAAACAACAATGAATATAGCAAAAAAATTAAAAACATTTTCATTAGCACAAATAGTATTTTTGATTGCATTAGCATTTATAACATTTATATCGACTGTTTCTATTTTTAAAATTAGTAAAGACTTTAATAGTCAGAATCTGAATGCATTAATTAAAACATTAACAACAGTATTTGCTTTAATTATAGGTGTTACATTTTATAATGAAAAATATACTGCTACACAGATTTATGGTATTATTATTACGATTGTAGGTATTTATTTAATAACAAAAAAAGATTAGATAAATTTTAAATAATATTTATATAAATAAAACTTGTTTTAGTACTGTATAGATGACTTCTAATTGTTTTGAAAAAAATAATACAATATTTTGTATTGAAGATTTATCAGTTGAGCATTTTAATATGAATTATCTGTATTTACTAAAACAATTAACAAATATAGATATAGAAAAAATAACCAAAAAAGATTTTAGTAAATTTGTTGAAAATTTATCGAAATCACATATTATAAAAATAATTAAGATTAAAGATACCTCTAATATTGTAGCTACAGTAACCATATTAATTGAAAATAAAATTATACATAATTTTGGTAAAGTTGGACATATAGAAGATGTGGTAGTGGATAAATACATGCGCGGACTTGGTATTGGAAAAGAAATAATTGAAATTGCCAAAAGGGAATGTAAAGAATGTTACAAAATAATATTAGATTGTCATAATGAAAATATAAAATTTTATGAAAACTGTGGATTTAAATTAAAAGGTAATGAAATGGCAATTTACTTATAATAATTACTTAGAAATATTTTTTATGTAGAATTAAATCACGTTAATACAAATAGTATTAAAATGATTTACTCGTGTAGAGAATTGAACTCTAATCTCCTCCGTGTAAAGGAGGCATACTAACCATTATACGACACAAGCAATTTAACAATTTATACAAAATCTAATTGATACGCTTAGTTGGAATATCCGCACAAACTAAATACATAGAATTTTCAGTTACAATTATGTATTCAGTTTCAACTTTGTAAATTTTAACAATTGGACTAGTATACTCATCTTCGCTTTTTACCAATAATTTTTCTTGTGTATCTTGATGTACTCCAATAAGTACTTTTTTTTCTAATGATTGTGTCCAGTAATCCATCATTATTGGTTTATCTTCTACTATTGATAATTTAAATATATGATTCATTGTATTTGTTGTTGGCATTCTATAACTATTGGCTTCAATAGAGTTTGTCTCTGACATTTGAATTAATAAACGTAAAATTCTTTAAATCTTTTTTAAAATATTTAATATAAATTACGTATTTTTTAATTAAAATTTTATATGAATTTATAATATGGTTGAAATAAACAATAAATTATATAATCTACAATTAGAAGAAACATATGAACTTTATATTGATATACCAATTAAAGAAATAATTATTAATTATACAACTTTATTAAATTATTATGTAATATATTCAATTGAGAATGTAAAAACAAAAAATATTAATATATTTAATAAAGGATTTTCATTAATATCAAATGTATTTATAACTATTTTAATGTATACACGTTCTTTAAATACTACTATACATCACACGCAAAAAGCCATATTATATTACATTGAATATATTACTCAGATAACAGACAAAGATGAAAATATGTTTTTTAACTTAACTTTAAAAGATGCAATTGTATATGTTTATACAAAAACTATATATGATATTAATGAGAAAATTAGATCAAAATATGTTATGTCAAAATATGAAAATGAATTATTTAGAATAATTCATGTATTAATTTTTAATTATAATAATATTGTATTATTTTTTTCTGCTCTGGAAATATTTAAGTCGAAAGATATAGCTGAAAAAAAAGAAATACTATTAAACCTACATTTATTATTTAATGAATTTGTATTGAAATATTATAATAATATTTATTCTGACAAAATAAGCTCATATATAAAAAAATTAGATAATTGCATTTATGAATTAAATAATAATAATGAATTCAGTTATAATGACACTGATGAAATTTTATGTTTTATTAATAGTGAATTAGAATAATATTAATGTATGTAAATTATTTTTTTACGTATTTTAACTTTTTTTTCTATTTTTTTTTCTATATCCATATTATTTTCGCATATATTTACATTTGAATATTCTTTAATCAACATTTCTTTTAAAAAGTTATATACTTTATATAATGATTCCATTTCACATTTGCCTACTATTAATACACTACCAGTTCTAAAAATCATAAATGAAATAGTGCATTCATTATCAATATTATATTTACATTGAATTCCTGGATAAGAACATGCATCATATGTAGCATTAATATTATATTGATATTTTAATATTTTATACATTTTCTCACGGTCTATATAGTATCCACATCTGAAGTTAGAATTTACTAATACCGTTTCACTATGTTCTGGAATATTTAACTTTACATGGGTTATAATATTTTGCAATATATTTACAACTAATTCTAAAGTCTTTTGATATAATATTTCACACTGTATACCAGGAATTTCTAGTTTTCCGGTATTAAATACTTTTACATGAATTTCCTTAAAATTTTTATTATCATTTAATCTTAATATCATAACAAAGCAATTATAAAAAGCACTTTTTTGCTTGGACCTATAAGATATGATATCTTTTTTACACAGACCAACATTTATTTTTCTAACTTCTTTAAATATTTTTGTCTTACCATGATTACATTGATTAGAATAAATAACATCAACTTTATAATAATCTTCATTATTTAATTGTTCATTAACATTAGCTAATTGTTCTTCACTTTGCAAATTAAATTTCATTTGTTTTTTTATAACACCATTTTTCATTTGACCATATTCCATTATAGGAATTTTCCAAAAAACATCATATAAATCAATATTATTTATATTTAAATAGGTTATCTTAGTTTTGGTAGATATATACAGGTCAGAGGATTTAGGAATATCTTCATTGATATCATCACTGATAATATTATTTTTTTCTTCAATGCGATTATCAATTAGATTATCGTTATCTAAAAAATTTTCCCAGTCATCATCTAAGTCAGTCATTTGATATAATATATAATAATTATGTTTAAAATCAATTTTTTAAAATAATATATTATAAATAAATTTTCTTTTGCTATGTATATATCATTATGATAAGTAATTGTAATATTAAAAAATATGAAACTGATATTCCATCTATTAGTAAACCAATACCTATTAGAAAGGTAGACAGCTTTGAATCAAAATCAAATAATAATAACTTTGACCCAAGTAAATCATCACCACCAAATAATTTTATGATGAAATTAATGACAAGAATAAATCATTTCAATAATGATTCAACCTTTTCAGAAAAATAATGTAAGCTGTTATTATTAACATTATCATAATTATGTATCAAATTTTTTGCAAATGTTAAAAAAGAATACATTTCTTTATTATCAATATTACTCAAATGTAATTTTATAATTTTAATTATTATTTCTCTTTTATCTAAGTTATAATTGTGTGATAATTCTAAAATGTAATTCATTATGAATTCTTTATCTTTATTTTTTAAATTGTTGTAAATTTCGTTCCATTTTTCAATATTAATAATATTTTTCATATTCTTCATATAAAATATTCTTTTATTTGTTTGTAAATAATTAATCATACTTCTCATATCGGATTTGAATATATCTTGTATGTCTAATATTGTATCATTATCAATATCCATATTTTCTTTTATTGTTATTGATTTTAAATAGTTGAAAACTAAATTATTAGGTAATTGATTAAAACGTATTCTTAAAAATTCATTTTGTAATGATTGTTCAATTTTACTAATGTAATTGCAAATCAAACAAAATGTTACTTTATTTGAATACATATATAAGAGTTGTTTTAGTGCGATTTGTGCATTTTTTGTCATATAATCAACTTCATCAAGTACAACAAATTTTGTTCCATTAACAAATAAAGATTTTGATTGTACAAATTGTGATATTTGCATTCTAATTACATCAATTCCCCTTTCATCAGATGCATTTAAATGTATTCTTAGCTGTTTATTAAGTTGATTATTTTTTTCTTGATATTTATTAATTATGTTTATAATTGTTGTAGTTTTTCCAGTACCAGGTGGTCCATAGAGTAAAATATTAGGAAATTCATTAATAGTTAATATATTTTCAAATAACTTTTTATTAATATCATCAAGTACGATTTCTTCAAAATTTTTAGGTCTATATTTTTCAATCCATGGAATATATTCACTCATTTACATATTATAATAAAAATCTTTTATATTATAATATATTTAATGTTTATTTAATATAATTATTAATGCATGAATTTTTAGCTGGAATGGTAAGTGGAACAATACAAACATTTATTGGACATCCATTTGACACATTAAAAATCTGGCAACAAAATAAAACTATACTTAAATATCCAACATTAAATATTAAAAATCTTTATAAAGGAATTAAAATACCAATTGTTCAAAATCCATTACTTATTGGTACAACTATATATACTAATAACCAAGTTTATGAAAAATATAAAAATATTTATTTTAGTAGTTTTTGTTCTGGAGTAGTAAGCTCAATTTTATATACTCCACTTGATTATTTGAAAATAAATTTACAACAGCAAAATAATTTAAATATATATAAATCATACAATAGATTTAATATTGTTATGATGCATGAAATTCCTGCAAATATGATATTTTTTTCAACTTATAAAATATTAACAAGTCATGAAATAAATAATAATATATCTGGTGCATTAAGTGGATTTTGTTGTTCAATAATAATTTATCCAATTAACACCATAAAAACAAGAATGCAAAGTAATATGGAATTGACTTTTTATGATGTAATAAAAAAAAAGAAATTATATAATGGAATAAAATTTAGCTTGGTTCGAAGTATATTATGCGGAGCAATAGGATTACCGTTATTTGAAAAATTAAAATCTTCCTAATAGATATGATTATTAATTTACCACAAGAATTAATTTTAAGTATTCGTGATTTTCTTTTTGTTGAATGTGAAGAATGCAATAAAATATACACATTAAATGAAGTAGAAAAAGATATTACTATGACTTATTATAAAGCTATATTTGATGATGATTATCCGTTTCCAAGAATTTACAAGAGTTTTAAGTATTTATGTAAAAAATGTATAATTGATTTTAAAGAAAAATTGATTGCACCACTTAAATATTAGTGTTCATATTAATTATGTCAATAGAAATGAATGACGAAGGTTATTTAGAATTAATATTGGGTCCAATGTTTTCTGGAAAGACTTCTAAGCTGATTGAAATATATAATCAATGCAAATATTGTAATATTGAAGTATTAGTATTAAATCATTCTATTGATGAACGTTATAATAATGAAATGTTATGTACACATGATAAAAAAGAGATACCCTGTTATAAAGTTTCAGACTTACTACATGTACAAACATATAGTAGTTTTACAAGTTCAAAAGTAATACTAATAAATGAAGGTCAGTTTTTTAAAAATTTGTATATGTGTGTAAAAAATTGGGTGGATATTTTTAAAAAACATGTATATGTTTGTGGATTAGACGGAGATTTTAAACGATGTTGTTTTGGGGAAATACTGTATTTAATACCAGTATGTAATAAAGTATATAAGTTAAATTCATTATGTGCTACATGTAAAAATGGAAAACATGCATTGTTTTCGCATAGGATTACGTCAGATAATCAGCAAGTAAAAGTGGGTTCTGATAATTATCAACCACTATGTCGTAAATGTTATTTAGAAACTACTTAAATTGAACTTGATTAATTAAATAAAATGGATGAAAAAGATGAAAAAGTTGTTGTTACTGAGAAAAAGAAAAGAGGAAGAAAGCCTAAAAAACAAGTTGAAGTAGATAATCTAGTTGAACCAGAGGTAAAAGTTCAAAAAAAAAGAGGTAGGAAACCAAAAGGCGGTAAAATAGTATCAAATGTTAAGTCTATTGATAGTGATAATTTTGTAAAGACAAATGTTGTTCTACATTTAAAGTGTTCATTGGATGATTTAAATAATGAACAATCAGATGATAGTAGCAAAGATATACAATCGTTTGAATTGAATCAATCAAAGAATAACAATAATAATCTTGAATTTGAAATTTTGAATAAAGTTGAAAGTGAAGAACCTCAGACTCAATCACTAGAGTTATCTGTAAATAATAGTGAACATGACGAGAAAATTATAAATATAAAATTAAAATCTTTACAAAAGCAATTATATACTAATAATATATCTGATAAAAAATCAGCATGTTTTTGGTGCACATGTGATTTTGATAATCCACCAATATATATTCCAAAATATAAGTCAAACGAAAATTATTTTGTATACGGTTGTTTTTGTAGTCCGGAATGTGGTGTTTCATTTTTAATGAATGAAAATATAGATTCATCTGAAAAGTTTGAAAGATGTCAGTTATTAAATTTTATTTATGGTAAAATTTATAACTATAGTGTCAATATTAAACCGGCACCAGATCCTTATTATTTATTAGATAAATATTATGGTAATTTATCCATTCAAGAATATAGAAAATTATTAAGAAATGATAGATTGTTGATGATAATTGAGAAACCATTAACAAGAATATTACCTGAATTACATGAAGAAAATCATGATTTTTTATCTATGAAAAATTCTATAACAAATAATTCGACATATCAAATAAAAAGAAAAAGTACTTCAACAAAGGTAGCAAATAGTATATTTAATTAATAATTATATATTAATAAAAATATTATGAATATATAAAATGGTAAGTATTGTTGTATTTGTAATTTATACTACTATTGTGGGTATATCATTATCTTTATCAGAATCAAGTGAATTAACATTAGAACAAAGAAGAATTATTACTCTAATTTAATTTATTTCATTGAGTCACAATTTATTTTTCCAAATAAAAATGTTATAGTAGACCAGTTTTTTTTATGATCTTTGTATTGTTTTTTAAAATAAAATATAAATCCAAGAATTAATAAAAATATAATTACAAATTTATTGATTTCTAAATAATTTTCAATATATTTGATATTATCTGTGTATAAAACTTCATCAGTTTGTTTATAGTATTTTATAAATGATAAACAAATATACCCAACTGATAATAATAAAAATATAATTAATGTAAAAATTGGAATGTTTTTATTAAATAAAATAAATAGTAAATAAATAATAATAGATATTTCAAATGTTTTAATTGGATTTAAACCTTCAAGTGAAGTAAAATCTACAGCAAAATACAATAAAAAAAATGTAATTAAGTTTTTAATTAGAATATTATTTGTTAAAATATATCTTATTTTACATCCTAAAGTTTCAGCAGTAAAATTTCCCATTATTGCCAATAATAAAAGAAAGAAGCCAGTTAAAATTTTTTCGTTGTACTCACTTTTAATCATGATATATAGTGATGAGAATTAATTTATATTATTGATAAAATAATTTTTATTTATTTTATATTTATTTTGACAATTAGTAACGTAATATTCATAACAATCATATGGAATTACATCTTCGTAATTGGTTATAAAATTTGTCATCATATAATTATTAACAGCATTTTCAATTTCTGTTTTTTTATCCCATTTTAAACAATATAACCCAAAAATATGTTTTTCATTTTCGATTTCATAATTATTAAAATAATGTAAAATTTCATAAATTTCTTCGTCTTCGATACTTATTAGTAAATGTTTATTTTCTTTCAACCAGTCATTATATAACAGTTTTATTTCACTAATATCAAATGATTCTTCTCCTGGTGCAAAAGTAGAATTAAAAAAATCTAAAAATAAGGATATTTTTGGTAAATATTTACTAATTATAGCATTAAATTCTTCTTTTTCGCTATTGAAATTATATTCATTTGACAATATTACTTTTAATTGTTGTATGTATACTATATTGGGAAGTTGATAACTATTTAAAAAGTTCTTCCACAAAAATAACATATTTTTCCATGATATAAAATGTGTACTAGTGGAATTACATTTTTCAATATATTGGTTCATAAAATTTTTAACAATCATATCATGGTTATACTTTTTTAAATAAGTAATTCTTTCTAAAATAGTTGATTGATTTATAGTTTCTAAATACAGCTCAGCATTTTCATATCTATTACTATAATGACATGAGACTACAATAATATCAATAATATGATTTTTGATAAATGACATCCAATCGTTTTTATTTTGTATTGATTTTTGTGTGTTAATAATTCTACATAAATTTAAATCATGCTCATAATATTTTGTTTTTATATTGCCATTACAGTCCATATTTCCAAAATAATGACTTCCATAGTTATTAATTGTATTAATAAAATCTTTCATATACACATTTGTAAAATAATGTATTTCTTTATTTTTTTTTAGTATATTATCACCAATTACTGTTAAAAAATATTTTGCTTCTTCTTTAGATTTAAATATAAGAGGATATAATTTATTCAAAATAAACTGTAAAGTGTATGAATCTGGAATAGATTTAAAAACATGTTTTTCTTTAATTCGTTTTAAAATAGTTGTACTTGTTTTAAATTTCCAATTATTTAATTGACCGTTAATAGAAGTTAGAATTTTATGACTTATATCATCTTCATTCTCTACTAAATAGTGTTTGTTATTATAAAAAAAATATCTTTCTTCATTTGGTATATAAAAATATTGGTAACTGGCAAGAAAATTATTGATAAATTTATCTTGTTCATTGTTCATTTCATCTATATAAGTTTTTCTTTTATCTTCTTTTATTTTTAATTGTTCAATAGTTTTTGGTATATTTTTTAATAATGTTTCTATTTTTTGTTTCATAATTTCATCGTTATTATATTTTTCTATGGTAGATAAAATGTCATTAAATAATTGATTAATAGACGTATTTTTATAATCTTCAAGCTCTAAGTTCATTATATAAAATAAGAACAAATATTTAAGTTATATAAATTATTTATAATAATTAAACGAATTTATTTAATTTTAAAAGATTTAAAGACTATTGGTCAAAAATAATAATGAGTAATAGCATACAAAATAATGTTTTGACTATAAAGACTGTTCAAATATCTCCTTTTCGTACATTAATGACTGCATTAAAAGATATTTTACTTGAAACCAATATTAGTTTTCAAAAAGACGGTATTCGTATTATTAATATGGATAAATCTCATACAATTTTAGCTCATTTATATTTGGCTGCTGAAAACTTTGAATTATATGAGTGTGAAGAAGAAAAAATAATAATAGGTGTAAATATGTTTCATTTGTTTAAGTTAATTAATTCTATTGATAATGATGATACATTAACAATTTATATTGAAAGAAGTGATTATTCTGATGGAATTACATCACATTTAGGATTAAAATTTGAAAATGGTGATATCAAACAATGTAAGACACAAAAACTACGATTAATAGAACCAGATGCCGAAGAAATGACTATTCCTGATGTACAATTTTCATCTATTATAAATTTACCTAGTTCTGATTTTCAAAAAATAATCCGTGATTTAAGCTGTATTTCAGAAAAATTAGAGATTAAATCTGTAGGAACAGAATTAATATTTAAATGTCAAGGTCAATTTGCTTCTGCCGAAATACATAGAGCAGAGTCAGATGGAAGTATGGAGTTTTTAATGAAACAAGATGCATCAAAAATAGTTCAAGGTGAATTTTCGTTAAAAAATCTTGGATATTTTATAAAGTGTACAAATTTATGTTCTCAAATTGAAATGTATTTAGAAAATGATTTACCGTTAGTTGTTAAGTATCATGTAGCATCACTTGGTGAAATTAAATTGTGTTTAGCACCATTACCTAGTTCTTAATTTTATATTTTTTATCTTTAATATAATGTTAAAAAATATATTAAAATTTTTCATAAAGACTTTGCAATGTTAAAATAATTGAAAAAGTCATAAAATATTGATATAATGGGTAATAATAAAAGTATAAAAATAATGATATATTTTCTAAAAATGTTCCCATTTTACCACTTATTGTCGATTTATTTTTACTAACACTATCTATTAAATATATATGAGTTCTTTTAATTGCAGAAAATATATGAATTAGTACTTTTAATTCTAATAAAGTATCGTCATTTATTAAAAATAAATAAATAAATATAACAAATAATTTATCAAACATTGCATCTAAATATGCACCATATTTTTCATCTCTTTTAATATTATAGAAGTTATGTATTCTTGCCATTACACCATCACATCTATCAAGTAAATCGTGTAGCAAGAATAACATTGCTTTAATAAATCTATTATTTATAAAATATATTGGAACAAATACTATAAATGATAAATATGTGATATAATTTGGATTCACAAGTATGCTTGAGTTTAAAAATAGCTTAGTTAGTAAATAATTTAATGTATTATGTATGTATTTTTCATAGAAAACTAAATACCAAATATTTGGAAAATTTTCTTTTTTTATTTGTGTTGTACTTATATTTTCAGTTCTAGGTAAATATTGAACATCACATGACAAAAAATCAAATTTATTTTTCCAGTCTTCACCAATAACAAACAAGTCTATATTATATTTTTTAACATAATTTTCTTTTTCATTTAAACTGTCTTCAATAAATACTTCGTCAACATATTTACATGATTTCACTATATTATACCTGTCTTCTTGGGATATTACAGATTTCTTATTTTTTTCTTTATTACATTTATCAGATGAAATACCAACTACCAAATAATTTCCCATTTTTTTTGCTTTTTTTAACATATTAATATGACCAATGTGATATAGATCAAATGTGCCACAAGTAAGTATTCGATTATATTCAACCATATATAACTAATAATCAATTATTTATATATTTTTAATATTGAATTTCTTTTTATTCATAAACTTTTGTCTTTAAAAATATAATTATATGATACTATTTTGTCAAATAAAAAATACTATTATATAATTATTTACTTTAACTATTATGTTTTTTAAACAAACAAGATTGTGGTGGAATACCTTCCACACTAATTAATTCAGGATTTTGATTTAGACAATCTTTCATCCATATTTTTATAATACAAAAGTTCTTTTTAGGAGATATTGTAATTCCATTTACAGATTCTAAAAATTTTTTATTATTACTTATTGATTCACCAATAACACTATAGAATAACATTTTCCATGTTTCTGGTACATATTTATTATTAATTTTATATGAGAAACTTCCACCATTAATGTTTTTACTATCCTCCCATGTTGGGTGTATTCCTTCACGCATCAAAAACAACATACAATTTCTTATCATTTTATCTGGAATTGTTTCGCATAAAGCAATAGCTTCTTCTACAGATTTAACTTCAGAAATTTTTTTATAACTTTTTATTGACCAGTCTGTATCATGAGGCATATGTGCCCATAAAACCCAATTGTCATGTAATAAATGTAATTCACTGTTACAGTCCACATAACGAGGAGAGTCTTGTTCCATTGTTGATATGAAATCACTCATAATAATACATTAATCAATTTTTTAAATAATATTAATTATATATATATGTTAGATTTATTAAATGTACTATTAATTGATTATATTAAAGAACACAAGTTACAATTTTTCATATATTTTATATGTATTTTATTTATATTCCCACTTGAATCAGCATTTTTATCAAAATTATATGGTGATTTATTTGAAATAATAGGGAAATCTGGTATAAAATTACATGACAATTACAGTACAAAAAAACATATTTTATCGTATACTCCAAAAGGTATAATATTGATTATATTAATCACATGGTTTATTATAACTTTTTTGTACTACATTAAAACCACAGTCCAACAAAATTTGATACCTTATTATCCTCATTATTTGAGAAGTATGATATTAAATAATGTTATTGATTCGCACAGAGATAACTACAAAGATATTCAAGCTGGTAAATTGATAGGTCGTATTTTATCAATTACAACAGAAGTAAAAGATGCCCTTGAATGGAATATTTCACAGGCAATACCAGAAATGTTAGCAGTAATTGTTTTAATTAGTTATTTATTTTATTTAGATAAAAATATTGGATTTATTATGTTGATTACATTTTTATTAATTATTGCAGTATTAAAGCTATCATTTAATTATGTTTTTAAAGCATCTGTAATAAGAGAACAAAATCAGTTAAAGATGTGTGAGAATATAACAGATAATTTTGATAATTTATTACAAATTTATATAAACAATCAAGAAGAGGAAACAAAGGAGTTAAATAGTAATATTAGTGAAAATTATGCAAATAAACTGTCTCTTCAAAAAAATAACGAAAAAAATGTTTCCACATCTACACAAATAATTGGAAATATTGGATATGCAATATCATTATTATATATTTATAATAAATATGCAAAGAAGAAAATAAATACATCAAAATTTATTACTATTATACTGGTACTTGGGAACTTTTTAGGTTATATGTTATCAAACACAAGTGGTATAGTTACGTTTTGGATTGCTAAGCTTGGAACTATACAAGAATCACTCTCTTTTTTAAGAGATATTTTAAAGAAAAAGCAAAATAGAAATCTTACAAATGTTATAAAAGAAGGTAATATACAATTCAAAGATATTACTTTCCAATATAGTGAAGGAAGCAGAAAAATTTTAAAAGACTTTAATTTACAAGTTGATGCAAAAGAAAAGGTAGCAATAATGGGTCGCTCAGGTAGTGGAAAAACAACTTGTATGAAAATGTTAATTGGTGTACATCAACCAAATAGTGGGGAAATATTAATTGATAACAATAATGTTCAAGATATTAAAATAAAACATTTACGCGATAATGTAGTATATATAAACCAAAGAACTAATTTATTTCAAGATACTGTATTAAATAATATTAAATTTGGTAATAATGCAAGTGATAAAGAAATAAAATATGTGTTAGAAAAATATCAATTAGACGTAGTTTATAATGGATTAAATGAAGGACTTGAAACCAATACTGGTGTTAATGGTGGTAATTTATCTTTAGGAATGCAGAAAGTAACTATATTATTACGAGGTATACTCAAAAAATGTAAAGTTTTAATATTTGATGAACCATTATCTGGTCTTGATGCATCAACTAGACAAAAAGTAATTAGGTTAATAACAGAATATTGTTCAGATAAGACCTTAATTGTAATAACTCATGATAAAGAAATTTTACCGTATATGAATAGAATAATCAACTTGAATGAAGTAAACAATCAATCTTCTTCTAACAACATTAACCCCATGGCAGCATAATTATGTAAATCAATAAGAGTATCTTTTATTGTTTCATCACTTACAAGGGCAACTTTATTTTTATCAACACATATTGCACGTTGAATCTTGTCCTCAATTCTCATCAATATACCTATAACTCCAAATTTTGCAAATGCATCACCATAATCTTTATTTTTTCTTTTAAATAATTCAAGTGCATTAGATTGAATATGAATCATTTGTTGAACACGTTTGTTCTCCATAATTAATTATAATAATTTGTTTTTATATAATTATTATAATTTACTTTGTACTAGTCATACTTACCAACGATATATCTATTTTTATGCAGTTTTATAAACTGTGTTTCTTTTAATAATATTACTTGGCTATTACTATCAATAATCACCAAATTATATGGAACATTTGAAATGCTAATATTGTATTTTTCAAACATAATAAAATTTATAATATTATAATCAATAATATTATTTGTTAAATATAAATTCATATTATCATCATCTAATTTAATTTCATAATCATTTTCATTAATTGTAAAATAAATACTCATAAAATGTTTATCGCTTATACATAAATTTCTTCTTTTTACTTTATTATAAGGTAAATAAATTTCGTAGTAATTATAACCTACGTTTGTATTATGAATATAGAGTGCAAAATCATAATTTTTTCTATTGGTTAATTTTTGACTTGTTGCTATAACTTTATTATTTTTAAAATAAGAATAACTATTATCATTCTTTAAAAATTCTATTTCATCTATATTTACTATTTTTTCTTTATAAAATGTGTTTTTAAAAAATAATTGAATGTCTGTGTAAATTGCTAGAAAAAAGAATAAGATGTTAATTGTATTTGAAAATAAAAAATTTTTGGTATAATTAAACAAAAAATTATTATAATATATATTCTCAATATCATCACTTGTATCACTTCCATCACTTACATTACTATTAACTGTATTTTCACTATATTCGCTATTTACACTTTCTTCACCGTAGTCGCTAATCTCATTGATAATTTCCTCTTCAACTAATATTTCATGTTTTTTTACATTTTTACTAACATTGTTTTCTTTTTCTAGATGTATTATATCTCTTTCTTTTGACAACATATATAATTAAATTTATTGTTAACTTTAATTCATTTTTAATATATAATATATTTTCTATATTAAAAATTTAACTAACATATTCACTAGATGAAGGAGTTGTATACATTTTATCAACTAGTAAATCATCATAATCAACACGAACTGCTTTTTGTCCAGGTAATATATATACGGTATTTGTATATTCAACTCCATCTTCTTCTAAACTATCATCAATATAATTATCATTTTTATCATCATCACTATCATCGTCACTATCATCATCACTATCGTTATTGTTACAATCTGTATTATCATTATCACAATCACCATCTTGACAAGAACCATCATATCCATAATCTTTGCAATCTGGATCATCTACAACACTTGTTTCTTTATCATTTAAATTAAAAATATATAGAATTAAACCAGTCATAAATGTCATAAAAATAAAGGGAATTAAAACTATAATCCAAGATAAATAACTCATACCTCTTTGACAGAGTATATTTAATAATAAAGTAAAAATAACCATCTGAATAGATTTTGTTATTGCTACATTGTAAAATTTTTTATAAATATCTATTATAACTTGAGTTAAAGTAAATACTAAATATATTAATGCAGGTGGACATATTGTATCAAATAAGGATGCCATATATATAATTATATTATATTAAAATTAGTTGTTTATTTTTAATAGTTCCTACCTTTTTTCCAAATTCTCCATCTATATTTTCAAAAGCTTCTCCGTTTTCTAAAGATGTTACATAATAATTAACACCGTCAAATTCGTATTCATATAATTCTTCTTCATCTTCTTCATCTTCTTCATCTTC